TTCAACGCTAGCCATGATTAAATCACTAAACTTTCTGTCATACATAGGGTTTTTGCTTGTCCCATTTGTAAGCGCTAGTTGCATGTCTGCATATTGTTTTATAAAAGGATCAAACAAAGATGCATAATCAATAGGCTCTACCTTGCTATCGCTATAACCAAGTTCATAAGAAAGTCTAGATTGTTGTTCTGATATAGCAAACTTAATCTGTTCGTTAATTTTTTTGTTTTCTATTAATTTTTCTTTTAATCCCATTGTGTTAATTTATTGTGGATACTGTGCAAAATATCTATTTTGATAACTATCACTTGTTGGATCTGATTTACCAAAATTTATATCAATTTTGTCTGTTGGTGTTAAGCCAAAAGTATTATTGCCACTACTGGCGTTTACTTTCCCCCAGTTAAATATTCTGTAGCTCCTTTTGAAAAATTACCTTTTCCACCAGCTAAACCAGCAGCACCAATAGATCCTAACTGTGTTAAGCCTCCTATTGCACCCATCATTGCATTTGTACCTTGATTGTATGCAGCAGTTTCTCTTTGTTGTGCACCTGTTATTTGTCTTCTTGTATATCCAATTTTACTATCTTCTCTTTTTTCTTGAGCGTTAAACATAAATGTTTTACCCAAAGCGTCAGCTTGTTGTGTTCTTCTACCTTCTTGAATGTTTACGTTTTGTAATCTTGTTTGTTCTTTTATTTGTGCCTGTTGTAAATACTCTTCACCTTGTGCTCTTAGTTTTTCATTAGATGCTTCTTGAGCTTCAATACTAGCTGCTACACCTTTTTTACTTTGTAAAGCAGCTTGAGCTAAAGCAGTTGCTCCACCAGCACTAGCACCTGTAGCTCTTAAGGTGTCTAAGGTGTTCGCTAATGCAATATCTGCCTCTTCTACTTGCATAGCAGCACCAGCAGTAGAAACACTTAAATTACCGTATGGATTACTTAAATTACCACTAAGATCTTTAGCCAGCGAGCTTAAGTCTTTTGTATTTGAATATGGATTTACTATTTTTTGTCTACTTTTTTCTAAACTGTTTAACTCACCTTTTAATTTTCTTTTTTCAGCGGCGGCTCTTCTTCTAGCTCTTCTAGCTCTACCAGCACCAAATAAACCACCTATAACTTTACCCACACCACTAACTAATGCTCCAGCTACCAAAGGAGCAATACCCATGTTAACACCTTCAGGTGTAGCGAATAAAAATTCGTATAATATATTTAAAACTTCTTCCATAATATTTTAATATGATGATTCTACAGTGTCAGAAGATACTGCAAATAATTCTCTTTTTTGGTTTATACTGTTATCTAAGTTAAACTTAAATGTGCTAAAAAATCCTTTAATACCTGTTACACTTGGTCCCCAAAGTATTTCACCTTTTGTTGCTGGAGAATTATTTATAATGTTAGCAAAGTATTTATTTTCTTTTCTTTTAAATTTATTAGAAAACATTTCGCTTTCTAAGTCAGTTAAGTTGCTTGGTAAACTGTATTTAGATATTGGTACTAAAGCTATGTCACCAGAACTAGCAACTATATTGCTAACAGTCCAGTCATTATTACCTTCATAATTAACTGTTTTAAATACTTTTACCGTAGATGGTGAAGAGTTTAAAACAACTGTTACATCAGATGGAAATATATTGTTAGGTGCATCATAAAAACGACCATATGCACTACTGCCATAATGACTATATAACTTACCAGCGTTTGTAGAAAAGAAAGTAGATGTTAAACTAAACATAAAGCTTGGTTTAAAACTAAAGAAACTAGTCCAACCTTGTACACCTTCATCAAACGAAGTTGTGCTATAACCTGAAGCTGTTTGTATAGACAGTATATAATTTTTAGTATGGTTGTCCCAACCACCTACTATTCTAGTTATACCATCTTGTGTGAGCTGATCTCTAAAAAAATCATGCATACCATAACCTGATATTTCTACAATTTCACCACCTGTTGTTAATCTCAACACACAACCTCTTTTTCTGTCTGTAAAGTATTTTCTGTAACCATAAACAGCAAAACTAAAAGGATCTGTAGCTATACCATAATTACCTTTGTAAGGTACTATTTGACCAATAACCATTCTTCCTGACGCTGTTAAAGCTTGACCTTCTGCTGTATATATAGCATCTTTATCTATTAAAGCTCTATTAACTTTGTCTTCTTGAAATATAATTAGATTAGTATCTTCTGCATATAATTTCATTATTTTACCATGTGCTGGATCTACACCTCTAGTTATGTCTTCACCTACTGAAAATTCATTTGTTTGGTTAATACCTGTTCTAGAATTAAAAACCCCTGAATATATAATTGTATTAAACCTATTTTGATTGTTAGGATTGTCTTCAACTATATGAGCTTTAACACCTAAATCAGTTATAGTGTTATTATAACCACCTCTTATTCTTGCTTCTTCAATAAACCAATCAGTTGCATTATCATTAGCATAAGCTTGAGGTACAGTTGCATAAGGCGCTGTTGGTTGTGGATTAGCATCTACAACGTTTGACATTTTCTTCAACCAGTATGAGTTAAAATATTTTAGTTCTAAAGTAGCACCCATGTTATTTTATTATCACTTATTTTTTGTTATTATTACTACCATCCTTCACCACCATATACAGGGTGAGCACAAGTTATATTACCAGCTTGACAAGCTCTAGCATATTGATCACTACAAGCATCAGGTATTAAAGCGGGACTTATTTTTATACCGTTTGTACCAAACTTAGCCGAAACTCTTATACTTGTAAGTGGTTCTGCAGCGTCTGTTTTAAAACTACGGTATTCAGCTTGACTATGTGTCCAAGGAACATTTAACGCGTTTGTTGTGTAAAATAAATCTACATATTGAGCATATGGCATTGGCGCAAATCTTGGTGTGCCACCAGTTGCACAATTATAAGCTGTTTGAGCTCCTGAAATATCATATTCATAGTATTTAGGATTATCAGTGCTTGTTACGTCTAATCCGTTTTCTACAACGCACGTACTGTAGTATAAATCATTAGTGTTTACCCAAGCACACATAGCATCAGCTGCAACAGCAGCTTGACCTGTATTTGCATCGGTTGCCGCTATAGCATATTCACCTGGCTCATCAAAAGCAAACACAGTTTGCGCGTGTTTAGTTGTTCCAAAAGAAGAATTTGATATAAATGAAGTTACTCCTGGAGCACCCATATTGTCATTGTTAACATCTTCTATCATAGCCCAATTACTAGTTACACTAGGATCTCTATGCCATACCTTCCATATTATACCTGAATTTACAAAACTCATTAAACCACCTTGATTATTTGTAAAGCTTTGTTGCATGTTACAAGAAATAACCAGTGTTCCTGTGCTCAATGCAGCTGAACCTAGTCTATGAAAAAAGTTTGATTCACTTGTATTTGTTGAAGGCGTCACTGGAAAAGCACTAGAAGCCAAAACGTTGTTTGATAAATACCAAACACCAACAACAGTTGTTCCATTAAACGGAGCAGTTATTTGTGCTGTAGCAACATTGTTAGGGCTACCAAGAGTTTTACAACCAGATATAACACCGTTATTAACAGCTACAGCACCTACAGTTATAATTTGTGGTTTGGTTACACTTAAAGAATTACTTTGTGCAACGCCACTTATGATTGCATCTTCTATTTTTAAATTTAAAGTATAAACACCTATAGGCGTAGAGGTTAATTTAGTTACAACACCTGTTGTCGAGTCAACTGAAAAATATGAACCAGGAGATTGTGAAACTATACTGTATTTTAACTGGGTCGAACTACTTGTTGCTGAACCATTATATCCATTTCTAGTTACACCAGTTGCATCACCAGCGCTAACTGTAACATTTGGTAAACTAGAACCAGCTACAAAAACTGGAGCTAAATTAGTTAGTGATCCAGTTGCTACAGTAGAACTAGTATCACCTCCTACAGTTGTCCATGTAAATGTAAAGGTATAAACTTCTTTTGAATCACCATTAGTTTCATATCCAGCGTTAGAATAAATAAATGTATCAACAGCTGTTTGTAATTTATAACCTGTTCCAGATGTTATTAGTTTAAAATCACCTGTAAAACCATCAACTAAGTTTCCTGTAGCTCTAGTTTGCTGAGCGCCATCAATCACCGTCATACTAACAGCGCTTATATTCGTGTTAGAAAAATTACTACCTTGATTGTTTTGTGGATAAAAAATAGCAGTTATATCTGTGTTAGCAGCCATGCCTTCGTTATGTGAATAGCTTAAAGCAGATAAAGCAGCTACTCCATCAAACCCAGTATTTATGTCAGCATTTAAATCAGCTATTAAACCAGCTGTAGATGTTTCATAAAATAATTGTAATAAGCTTTCAACAGGTTCTGTTTCAACAATAGAAAGAAAAGGTGTAGTTAAATTTGCTGTTAAAACACCTATATTAGTTGTACCTGCATTAGAAGAAGCTAATCTACTTATTAAAGGATTTGTATCTAATTGATAAAAATTATCTCTACCAGCATTCGACAGTTCAGTAAAGCCCATGTTTAAATCTACAGCTGTAGCAATTGTATCAGCTGTCATGTTTAATGGTAGTATTTGAGTACCACTTGTGCTTACTGGAAAAAATTGAACATTATCTGTTGCTGTATTATTTACCCTACCATATAATCTTACTGAGCTTCTGAATTGCTTTTGTTGATCAGATGTTTCGTTTAAATCTCTAGGTATTTTATTTATGTTGTCATTAAGTAAAATAACATGAGCTGTTTTATTATTTTCATTTGTGGGATAAGGTGATGTACCACCGTGATCAGGATATCCATTTAAAAACCCAGGTAAATAACAGTTGTAATAATCTTGCTCTTGTTGTTTAACAACAACTTTATACGAATACCAACCTAAAGTATTAGGTAAAGTATAAGCAAACTTTGTATCAGGATTATTAGTTGTAGCAGAATATAAAAATTCGTTAATTTTTGTTTTAGTATATATTTCACAAACAGGTAAAGCTGTTAAATCAACTTCAACAACTTGAGTAAAGTCTTGATATTCTCCTCTTAAATATTCTCCTACATTTGATATATCAGTTATATCACAAAATAAAAGTAAAGTTGATTGGGGAATAATTGCTGTTATATCTGCTTTAAATTGCGTATAAGGAGAGCTTCCTATTAGTTCAGTTATTATACCATAAACAGCTTTTGTTGTATTATTTATAAGACTATCACCGATTTTAATATCAGCATTACTTGTAGTTATTGTTACAGTTGTGTCATCGCCTACGCCATACTGGACTGCGTTAGTAGTAGCTGTAGTATTAACCAATGTAAATTCATATTCAAATCCTGTTTCATTTAAAACTGGTATAGTAACAGGTGTATTTAACTGTGCTATTGATAATGCGTTAAAACCATTACCTTTTTCTTCAGCATACAAACCTGGTGTTCCAGTGTTAGAATCTTGTGAGCTTGATATAGCTGTATTTATAACAACTTTTAAAGCATCACCAAACCATTGTTTTAAGTTTTGAGTTGTTGAAGAGTAAGGGTGATAAAAAGTTGAACCACCAAAAAAATCAGAACCAACAGTAGTACCTTGATCAACAGAGGATAGTATAACTGAAGACTGTCTACCAAATTTATCAGCAAGTATGAAACCTACTTGATAGTTTCTGTTTTGTTTTAAAGTATGATTAGGATATTCCGCCCAATTAGTAAAAACTGTAGAGTTTTTTGCACTAGCACCAACATTATAATCTAATGTTACAGGCGGAGTATGCTGACTTTGAAAATTACCATACATAACCCTGTTACCAGCTATTTCTTGAGATAAAGCTCTTACGGGAACTCTATCATAAACCCTTACTGTTTGTCTTTCTGGTAGTGTTTTATAAGGTTTTCTGGATTGATAATCATATGTATAAATATTAGAACTTGAAGATAAATTTTCAGTTTTAACTGTATCTAAAACTTTTACAGCTCTACCATCTGATTCTTTATACAGTATATCTATTTCAGTTATTTTATATGTATCATTTGCTTGATCTCCAAGTTTATTTTGCGCATCAGGTAATGGTATAATTAATTCTACATTTTGCACACCATTTTGCATAAAAGCTAATATTGTACTTCTATATGAAGTATCTTCATCATCAGCTAAAAAATAACCTTTTTGTTGTGGAATAAAAGCAGGTTGAGTAAACGGTGCCATTATAGAATACTCTTCATCATCAAACTTAAATCTATAACTAAACCTTACAAATAAATCCTCTAAAAAATCTGGATCACCAGGCCAATCTGCACCACCATTAAAATCATAAGTAATATCCTTGCCAGTCATAGTTGTAGCCAAAAATGTTAAAACATCTAAGTTTGCTACTGTTGCGGCGGCATTTATAGTTATAGTTACACCGGATACATTTGTTACATATATATATTGATCAGCTGTTATAGTTGGACCAATAACATTCATACCTTTTTTTATAGCTGTATTAGCCGTTGATAGTGTTATAGTTGTAGAAGTGCTTGCTGCTCCAGCTGTGCTTGTTGTAGACTTTAATAATTCTAATGGTTTGTATGGGTTATATTTAGCAACTGATATTTGGTTTTCTTTTGTGTAATAACCCAAAGGTTTGTTAACATTTATTTTTCTAGGTTGATTTCTATTATCTGTAAAAAATAATAAGTTTTCTACAAGATTAATACCGCTTATTAAATTTTCATTGCTAAAGTTTAAAAAAGCCCCTTCAACTATTTTTGTATATGAATTATTATAATATTTATATATCCTGTGATCGCTAGCATTGTTTGTTAAAAATAAATAAATAGTTTCAGAGTTGTTATCTTTTAAGTAACCTATAACTTCTAACGATCCAACATTAGTTCCAGGAACTAAAGTATTACCTTTTACGTTTTCTAATGCACCTATATCATCATCTTCAGATTTACCTACAGATATATTATTTGCATCTCTATACTCACCGTTAGGAATTAATCTATCATCCAAGTCTTTATTCATCTTGGATTTTAGAAAACTATTTTTAATTTCTGCCATGTTAGTTATTTAATCCATTTAGATTTACCTCTCATAACTTGAATAATTTGGTCAAGTTTAATATTAGATAATCTTATTTTAGCATTTCTTAATTTAGCACTTCTTTCTTGTTTAAACCTTCTTACAACATATTCTTGAATACCAGAAGATACAGATAATATAGCGTGTATTATATGAGCATACAAAGCTTCTTCAGCTAGTTTAGGAACTTTAGTATCCATATCTGTTGCTAAACCATCAGATATATATTCAAGAATTATAAGTTTATCAACTAAATTTGATGAAAAAGAAATTTTACCTTCTCTTTCATTTAAATTAAACCAACCATTAGCTTGACTTAATTGTGGATCCAATCCATATCTTTGGCCTAAAGCACCATCATAAAAACCGTTATTTAAAATGCTAGCGTCTTGTATATTAAAATTATTTATATTAAAATTACCATTTATAAGTCTGTCATTAGCTTTATGCCATCTTTCTTGAGTTATAGAAGTACCTTCAACATCGTTGCCAAAATTGTCTTGAGTTGGTATACCTGCAGAGTCTTGAGCTTGAGTATAATAAGGACTTGTTGTTAAATTATTTGTAGGATATATAGGGTGTTTTACACCTAAACCATCTATCCAAGACATTTTAACATAATTAACATAGTCTTGTGGTAAAACCAATGTAAGCCCAGCTGGTATTGTTAATTCAGCGGACTTAATACTTTTTAATGTATCATAACTAAACTCTTGTAAACCACGTTTTGCGTGAAATATAACATCAGTTCTTTTGACACTTGGTATAAGTTTACCAGCACCAACATATGCAATTAAAAAATTATCAATTACATCATCTAATTTAGTGTATTCATAGCTTCCATAATTATCTTCAACTGTTTGCCCATATGCTTTTTCAGCTTCGGTGCTGCCATACTTACCACCAGTTAATATTGTTAATTGTATAACTATATATTGATTTGCTCCTGGCGCAGCGGTAAGAGTTACTGTTGTGCCATCTGTAACTGTAAACGCTGTAACCCACTCTACCCACGTGCCAGCTAAACCCGAAGCACTTGTATATATTTTAAAATTATTTAAAGCATACTTAGGGTCATTAGGTGACCAACTTGTGGTGCTACCTAAAAAAAGAGCTGTATCAAAACTTGTGACAAAAGATTGGCCAGTTGTGTTGCCCGCATCTCCTCTAAAACTTTCAGCACCTTGGTAATATTGTTGTGCAGTTTCTGTTACTAGTCCGTTATTTGGTGGTTGTATTGCCATGTTTTATTAGCTTTTTTGATTCATTTCTTGACTCTGTACTTGTGAGGCCGCAACTTGTATTATTTCAGGATCTCTTATTACAACGCCAGCATATAATAATATTTTTAATATAACTTCAGTTTGTTCTGAATTATGTAATTCAAAATTATTAGATGAAGTTGGGCTAAAAACATATTGATTTGCCCCTGTAAAATTCCATATAGGTGGAATTGGTTTTCTTAAATAATTAACTGATATTCCAGACTGTATACTAGTTGGATAAACATTTAAATAATTATTTTTATAAGTATAAATTGGATATTTACTTGTGGGTTTAGTAAGATTAGAGCTTAATAAATGATATAATTCACTACTACCAACTCTTTGTAGCTCTTGTATTGGTAATGCTCCAACCGAGTATATTACTGTTCCTAGTCTATAAAACTGTTTAGAATATATGTTTACAACTATTATTTGTCCAGCCGGTGGTTGTGAGTTTAATGTTAAAGTTGCTCCACTTAATGTAAAATCATTATTTGACAATTGAACATTATTTAAAAATACAACCGGTATACCACCAGAGTTTGATAAACTTAAAGTGTCTCCAGTTAGTGTATACGTTAAACCAGGGTTTGTTGCTGTAAATGATTGACTCGAGGAAGAAGTTCCAGAGTATTGTGAAGGTATTTGAAAACCATTAGCTGTGTAAACAGCAGGGTCTATTTCTTTAAATATAGATATTTTTTCATCTATGTTGATTTGTCGATCAGAATAGTCTAAATCTATTTGTGGCACACGTAGTTGCTGATTCATATCCTCAGCATATTTTTCAAATATTTCTAATTGAACTTGACCACCTATTTTATTAAACTCAACAGGTGTCATGTAACCTCTCTGCTCTTTATTTAGTATTAATAAAACGGTTTGATATACAGTATTTACGTTTATTGCCATTTTAATATTTTAGTTAATAGTGATTTGGGCCACCGGAGTGACCCTTCACTATAATTATAGTCACATATTATTGTAACTTTTTATTGATTGTTTTAAAAACCTCTACACCTTCATCAGTTTTAAACCAAGCGGCTAAAGCCGAATATGGATTTTCATCAAAAGGTACAGTCATTAACTTACGATCATTCGATCCCCAAAGAAACGTTCTTTGATCTTGAGATATTTTTACAATACCTTGTTCTACAGCTTTTATACCTGTATTTCTAAGACCCACGTTTTCATCGTTTGCAATTGCTAAGAATCCAGCAGGATTTTTCTTTGCCATTAAAAGTAAATCTCTTTTTATTTCTTTAGAGCTCATTGTACTTACGGCAGATCCTTTTTCAACTCTTAAAACAGACTCAGCTTCATCAATCTCCATTTGCTTAGCAGCAAGTAAAGCGTCTATTTCAAAGTTTATTTCATCTATTTCATCTGTTGCTATTACTTCAGGTTTAAATTCTTCATAAACGTGACCTTTTCTTGGATGATATAATGAAAGTAGTTTTTGTAAGTTTTGTTTTTGTTTAGGTACAAACAACATTCCTTCTTCAAAAATGACATGACCTAATGTGACCTCTCCTTTTTGCTCATCAACAAACGGTGAGTTCATATTGGTTGCATATCTTAATTCTCTTTGTTCTCCACTTTTTTCATCAAAATGTAATAATGGATAACGTCTTGAATGTCTTGTTCCTAATGTATATGTTAAAGGTGATACTTGATTTGTTAAAAAATAAGTTCTATCCTTGATCTCCCATTCAGGGGTTGAAATTTGTTTTGTCTTTGACATGATATAATATAATATAATATAATTAATAAAAGTAATAATTACCCCCGTCAGTTCAACGAGGGTAACTACTACAGTAATTCTAGCTTTGGAATAACACGAAGTTATTAGCAGCTTGAGTAACTAAACATCTCTCTGATAACCAGTTTACGATCATCGAGTCAATTTCAGAAGTGTAAGCACCACCAGCAGTACCAGTGATCCAGTTTTTGTATCTTCTGTCATCTCCTTGAGAAGCTCTATATCTTACGTGTAAGAATGGTCTTCTAATGTTTGTACCTAAAATTTGGTCATAAACTGTAGAAGTTCCCGCAGGAATTAATACACCATCGATATTGTTTACAGCTACTGCACCTCTTGTTGAAGCGTCATTTAAGTATTTCCAGCTTGTTTTGTAGAAGTCATAAGAACCTCTTCTGAAACCAGAGAAACCTAAATTTAAAGCCATATCCTCAGAATTTTCAAATAAACCGTAAGCAGTTCCTCCAGATTGTCCTGCAGAAATTTGGCTTAGCATGTCATCAAACTCTAAGTCTGTATCTCTATTTAAGAATAACATGTTTTCTTCAATAGCACCTTGTGTGTCAAGGTTTTTAAGTATTTGATCGAAATCAGAAATACCTGTAGCACCTTGGAATCCACTCATAATATTACCTCTATTAGTAATAGCTTGGAAAAGACCTTCAGTACCATGAGCATTAATAGTAGCTGAGAATCCAGGTACGTTAGCAGCTTGAGCAGTGAAACCACTAGCAGCAGCAGCTAATTCTCCTTCAACCATTGCCATTTCTAAGTAATCGTCAAAACGTAATCTTGTTTCAGACTCAGACTTTAAATACCATAAGTATCCTGATGTTCCGTCTTCTGTAGCAACTTCTACCCATCCAATCTGTGCCATATCAGAACCATTAATTTCAAATCTATCTTTGATTATGATTGGTTGATTAGAGTATTGAGTAAATTGTGGCTGTACTGAAAAGTTTCCACTTCCAGTTCCTTTAGCAAATAAAGAACCGTAAACGAATATCTTTAATCCAGCAGCACCTGCAGCAGCAGCAATACCTAAAGTATCCCAGTTAGCAGTTGTAAATGGATAAGCAGTAACGTTTGTTAAAGCACCATTTGCAGCTACAGCACCTACAATACCTTTTAATGTAACGCCAGTAGTTGGGTTCATTACAACGATAGTATCGTTAGGAGCAATTGCATTTTTAATAGAAGTTGCACCAACAGCAGCATTAGTAGGTACGCTAAACACGAATGTTCCAGCACCAGGTCCTGTTAGTGTACACCCTGTGTAAGAGATGTGTAATCTATTTTGTTCTGACCAGATAACTTGATCAGACGTCATTGGCATTTCAGCGCCAACCATTTTTAAGAAACCACCTAAAGTTCTGTTTCCATATCTTTCTACTTCAGCTTCATAAACTTCTGGTAGATACTGTTGTGCAAAATCGTTTGCACCTGCAGCAGCAGTATTAAACGCTAGGTAGTTGTTAGCTAGCGGTAGTTGCGTTTGAGAAGGTACGATACTTCCAAACACTGGAGCAATTTGTCCCATAATTAATAATTTTTAGTTTTAGTTAAATTTTCTTGCTTTAATTTTTAATTTTGAAGAGTCAAGACCACTTATACTTTTAACTTTAAATCCACCAACAAATACATCGCTCGGAGCACTTTCTCTAGCTTCGTTAGTAATGTTGTTTGATTTTGCAGCGACATTTCTTATAGCATCGGCTTTACCTTGCTCATAAAAATGTTGTGCAATAGTATCTGCATTTTGTGCGGCATACATAGCTTTATGATAACCTTTTACATCAGTTACATCACCTTTATCGTTTAAGAACTTCTTAACTATATTACTGATGTTTGATTGATTATCTGCAACTTCACTAGGGTTTTTAACACCGTATCTAAATTTTTTGTCTCCTACGCTAAAATCAAAACCTTTGAATTCTTTGGTAAAATAATCTTTAGTGGTGTTTTTAAACACTTCATGTTGTTGCTCTGCTACATTTTGCTCTTCGTTGTAGCGATTGAAAAAATCCATAGCTTTCTTTTGTTCTTGAGTTACTCCGGGTCTCAACTTGATTTCGTCGTAATATTGACTCTTTAAACCATCTAAATGCTTACGGGCTTTTGCAACCTCTTCTTTATATGCAAGTTTCTTCTTCCGAATATCTCTTGCTTCATCTAACTCTTCATCAAATTGAAAATTGTCTTCTAATAGAAAACTAATTTCCTCTGAATCTAAGTGAGATTTAGTCTGTTTGTAATACTCTCTAAGTAAAGTATCACTATCTACATTAGAGTAGTCAGCATTTAATCTAACATAATCTTCTAATGTTCCACCTGTTTCTTTCATAAAGTCTACGACTTTTTCGATGTTTTCAGGTAAGTTAATATCTTGTTTAACAGTTTGTGGTTCCTCCGCTGTAGTTTCAGCTTGTGGTTCCATTTTTTCACCTATTGAAATAACCTCTTCTTCTTCAGGTTTTTCATCAATTATTTCTTCAATAACTGGTTTTACTTCTTCGGTGGGCCGTATTTCTTCAACCACTTCTTTGCTGTCGACACTGTTTTTTGACTCTTCGACAACAACATTGCTATCATTTGTCTCTTGTGTTTGAATGGCATCTTGTTCTTCTGTTTTAGGTTTTGATAAATCTACTTTTATAGGTTCATCATTGTTTGATAGATTTTTAGGTTTAAGAATTTTAGCTTTTACCTTAAGCTTTCCAGCTTTTTCTTTTGTTTCTGACATAATAAAATAATATAAAAATTAATAAAAGTTATACAGGTTGTTGCTGCATATCTGTGTTTTCAGGTGGAATACCTGATGATTCAAAATTAGTAGGTGGAAGATCATTTTGTCTCTGACTAATTAATTTTGATTGTTGTGTAGCTTGCATTTCAGTTCGTTTGTCTTTACGATCTTCTATTTGAGCTTCTTTTTTTGTGTTTGTGTCTACATCCATTTGTTTAAGTTTCATGTTATACTCAAATTCTTGAGCCATTAATTGTAACTTAAGTTGATTCTCTGTTTGCATTCTTTGTATTTCAAACTGAGATTTGGATTGTTCTATTTGTGTTTCTGTTTGAGCTAAAGCTTCAGCTTTTTGAACATCATTCATAGCCGCTTGCTCTGATGCTTTAGAGTTTGAATCTGCTTGAGCTTGTATGTTAGCCATTTGAGCTTCTTGATCAGCTTCTTGCTTTTTAACTCTTTTGTATTTTAAAACTTGATTAGCTAAAGTTAAGTTTCTTATTTCTCTAATATCAATAGCATCTTCAAGGTATATTTGATTTTGTTGTAAAGCCATTTGTATATTTTGTTCTAACATAGCTTTTTCCTCTTCTTCAGGTTCTAACTCCATGTAAATTCCAAAATCATATAAATGTAAATCATCTATTTCATGTAAAGTAGCAACATTAAATTTACCTATACTAGCTTTAAGTGCATTATTAGTTAAATCAAAATCTAACATATCAGCAATTCTAAGTGATATATTTTCACAAGTTTTAAGTGTTAAATATAAACTACTGTTTAAAATATGTTTAGTTGCTACATTAGAAGCATTGGCAGCCATTTTTTGCAAACCGACCAACGCGTTTTTGTCTGGTAAACTGCCATCTCTTGCTTCATTCAATCCTGTTACGTCTCTTATCATTTGTAAATAATACTGATAAGTGTTGATCAACGATTGTATTTTTCCGTTAGCACTAGATGTTTGTAATTCTTGTATAGGTACTTTGCCTCTGTTAGGATCACCGTCCTGTGTTAAACTTCTACCAACTATACTACCAGTTTGGAAATACATATTTAATGCTTCCTGCGGATTATAATTAGTACCATTACCTAAATCAACTTCTGCTAAACCGTCAACATCTACAAAGACACCATCTGGAACCATTCTAGCAATCACCTGTTGTAGCTTAAGCGATGTAAGCTGTATCATATCAGCAAAACCTGTTATACGCCCTACAAGCGAATCTATACGACCTTGATACATATGAGGCGCTACGATGTTGTAGTTCATATTAACTTTAGTTAAATCACTTTTAGGTCTTGTCATGTTTTCTGACATTTCCCATTTAAGCATTTGTTCCACACCCATAACTTTAGCACCAGTAAACAATACTTCTATTGTTCTAGACACTCTATCAAAGTTATCACTTTCTGGTGGGTTAAATGTGTCAGGTTTTTCTAATACTTTTTCTAAACCATTATCAGTGTTTTTAACTTTAAAAACTTGATCTATATAAGATTTGTATTCAAAATACATTACTTGAACTAAATCATCATCGTTATTACGGTTACGCATATAACCTTCTCTACCAGGATACTTTTGTATTTTTTTAAGCTCTTCGTTAGTTAAATTAGGAAATTCTTTTTTTAATTCAGGTAGTGTTATAGATTTTATTTCACCTACATAATATAAATCCTGAAAATTAGGATCGTTAGTATATGAATAAACTAAATTAGAAGGATTAACATAATCTATTGTAACACCTTCAGCTTTGTTAAAACTAGTTTTTACAGCTCCAATACCAACAGTAACTATATCTTCTACAACTCTTTTATTAATTAATTCGTATTTATTAAAATCTAAAACATTATTAATAACTTCTTCTTCAGCTATTTCTACAGACTGTTTATAGTTTAATTGCATATGTACTTCAAGCTCTTCCTTTGATTGAGGTAAATTTGCAGGATCAACTACATTGTAAACATCTACACCTAAACTTTGCTGTATATTATCTAACAAAGGTTTAGATAACATGTCTCTTAAAATTGATGACGCGTAATTAGTTCTTTCTTTTTGTGAAAAAGGATCTTGAGCGTAAGCTTTTATATCATATTTTTTAGAAGAAATACCATTTACAACTATATCTACAAATTTAGGTATTATAGGTACTGGCTTCCAGTCTAAATTTAAATAAGATAAATCACCATTAATAGATAATTCATCTTTATATTTCTGTACAGGTTGTTCACCTCTAGCATATAATCTTAATCTATTAAAGTTTTGAAATCCTTTTTGCCATCTTGTTCCGTTAACTCTACCACCTCTAAACCATTCATATTCAATGGCTTGCCCTACTTGCAGACCATACTCTAAACTAAGCTTTTCCGCGACAGGTACCACCTGACTAGGAAAGGAACTATTAGTACTCGTATTAATCATCTAATTAATTATTTTTGATTTAAAACCTTTGTTATCATATTTAGAAAAATTTAAACTTACTTTTTCTTTTATATGTTCAGGTATAGGTCTATATTTATTTTTATTACAAGCCATGATAGCTAAGCCAGAGCTTATAGATGCATCATGTTTTGTTCTGTTATTTATATTAAAAGCAGCCCAGTCTTCTAATGTTCTTTGAAAATACATTGTTCCGTATTGTTCATTATTATATCCTACAAACATTTCAATATAGGATTCAATAGCTGCAGCGTGAGCTTGTTTAACATCTTCACTTGAATTAGGTATACCACCTATTTCTTTTTCCGTTACAGATAATTTATATGCTGTTTTGTCTGGTCTGTTCATAGAGTAACCTCTATAACCTCTTCTTTTTAAATGATATAATAACCTAGGTTTATTATTCTCTGCTAATATAGGCATACCATAAAAATGCAAAGCCATAAGCACATCTTCAAAAAATGTTTCAGCAGTTTGTGGTCTAGCTATATATTCTAAAAAAAATAAGTTAGGTGGACAAGTATCCATAGTAAACTTAGTTAAACCGTGCAACGCACCTTTAGATCCTCTACCATCTACAGTTCCTGATATATCATAACTATCACAACCAAAAGCACCCATATGTTCATTAGCAGGATACTTCATACCATTTTTAATAATAAATCTATTTTGTTGTTGAACATCTGGAACCCAAGATACTATAAACCTACCTTGTTTACTGGGAACAAATTGAACGCTTGTATCTTTAATCCCACCTTCCCACATAAAATTACCCTGTGTAACTACATTTGATTGTTTTAAATCTTCATTATAATCTATTTGTTCATAGATTTTTGTAAGATTAAACAATGATTGTTTTGTTTCATCTCTGAAAGCATGTTTCTCTGTACGTGGAAACTGTCTATATAATTCATTAAGTGCATCAGGATCATTCTTAAGGCCATCTACTTCATTTTCCCAGTGTTCGATAACACCGATTTCAATGGGGAAACCATCTGGCCCTTTTTTAGGTTTTTCCGGTGTCTCAAAGACAGGTAATCCATAAGAATCAATGTATCCTTCGTAATTCCACTCCATAGGAATGAACAGGCTATATAATCCCGAGCTAGTCTGCCCGTTGCGGTTTCTTCTGGTAACGTCTGAGTCATCATACAATTTTTTATAATTTCTACCTCCTTTATCTAAAGCATTTGACGTTGATCCCATCATACATTTACCTATAATTCTAGAACCTAATCGTAAACAAGTTTTTGTAACCCTCCAGTTGTTTAATATATTATCAGGTTTTTCCCACTTACCAGATTCATCATGTACAAGTAATTTTAATTTTTCACCATCATAACTATTGTCTCCTGTATTTTTCCAGTCAATAGTTGTATCTAATCCTTCTAATTCTTCTAGTTGTTCATTATTGTCTAGTTTACGTCTTGTAAATCTGCTAGCAGGAACTCTGTATGCAAGTTCTGTTTTTGGCCTATCCATACCGTCTTGAATCGGCTTGAAGAAGAAAGGGTAGTTGACTGAAATTGGTACGATTTTATCGGTAAACATTTTCTTTGCATCAGCCCCAGACTTTGATAAGACGCCGTATCTAGCATCACTAGAGATAGTGGCAAGGTTGACAGTTTCGCCGGATGCCATGAATGAAAAACCAGACCGTCTGTTTTTGAGGTAGCACATTCCGTAACATCTTGTATCTGCTTTACAAGCTTCCCAAAATATATAGAATAATCTGTTTGCTTCCCTAAAATCTGCTTGCCCAACATCAATCTTGGACCACTGCAGGTACATGTAATGAGTACCAGTAATATAAGTAGCTTTACCTTTATTAGTAAACCAATAGCCTTCGTGGCGCCTAGCAAATTCTCTATCAATATACGCATACCATTTTTCTTTGAAATCATCTGGATATTGTTTCCAGTCGAATATTGTTTTAATCTTTTTTAATGTTTTAGGATATTCGTGTACTTGCCACTTGTCATAATCCTTGTTAACATCTTTCTCTTTTGGTAGTGCTATTTTTAAATTTTGTATTTCGTATACTTCACCTATTTGACCTGTATTAGATATAACAATAACATCATATTCTTTATTATAACCATATTTCCACTTTTTAGATTTATTCAATCTTTTTATTACATGTGGTTTTATATGATCAATTACTTTATATAAAGTTTGCTTATACATTACTTAGATCTTCTTTCTGCAAAACCTCCAAAAGCTTTAGCTTGAACTTCTTCTTTTGGTTTTTCGTTTAACATATCTTCTTCTTCTTTAATACGATTAAGTATTTCAAAAGCATCAAATATAGCTAACTTTTTAGTTGCAGCAGCATTTTTTAATCTATCAGCTGATATATCATCATCAGAATCAACTATAGCTTCTTTTGCTACCTTAATAAGTTCCTCAACCGCTTTGTGCCCAGCTAGGATTATATTCTGTTTCGTTTCCTTGACGTTCATACTTAATTACAATATCATTTGATTTCATACAATAAAGACGCTTGCCATCAACTACAAAATCAAACTCACCAAACGGTGAATAACCCACAAGGTCTCCCTCATTGATTTTTAACGCTTCTAATGAACTATTACCATATTTTAATATACCAACAAGGCGTTCTTCTAAATTAGCGTCTATATCATCATTGTTATGAATTGGACTTATAAAGCATCTATCACCAAAAGCTTGCCATCTGTCTTTAGATTTATATAAATATATTTGATTTAATTGAACAAAATATAAACCATCTTTAAAATATGATCTACTGTTTTTTTCTTCACCTCTTATATCATAAAATCTTCTAAACACATTATGATGTATCATAATTAAATCACCTTTTTTAATAGGTGTTTTAAATGCTTTTGGTACTGCTATAACTTTAGCTATATTATTTACTGATTTAAAACTTTCTGATTGAGTGTTAATTATAAGGCTTTTGTCACCTACTTTAACTTCATTATTATATCGCTGGCCGTAGGGCTCAACAATAAAATCAAATATACTTTTCATTAGTATTCTAAATCATATTCAACGGATATTGCCATGTTAGAATTAAACTTCTTCCACGGCAATACTTCGCTGTTCTTTTTAATGTAAATGTTATAAGAATTATCTTTTGAATCAAAGAGTATATGAGATATAGTGTGACCTCCATATACCGACTGAGCCAAAGAATAATGCATAGCATCTGTTTTGTAATCAGATCCTATACTGATCTTTCTAATAACAGATGACATTACTCTTTAACCTCTTCTTTTTTTTCTTCTTCTTTTTCGATAGGAGTGTAGGTACCGTCTTCAAGATTAATGTTAATCGATCCGTACTCTTCTTCAAGTTCTTTTTTAAAGTCTTCAGTTTCTTTGTTTACTTCGTGAAACTTAGATAATACCGCGGTTTTTTGGGCTTCTAAAAATCCTACTTCGTTTAACAACTTGTTTAAGTCTTTTTGAAATCCTTGGATTTTTTCTAATTGGTCTTTTTTAATTTCCATTTTTAATTTAATTTAATTTAACTTAGTTATTTATTTATTAATATAGTTACAGGTTTTATTTATTTTTTAAATAAACTTGTAGCTTTTTCAGTTGTGCGTCCGCCAAAATATGCTAAAACAACAGCCATCATTACTTTTTCAAACGTGTCGTTCCAGGTTACTCCTATATGAAATGGTATTGATTCAACGCTGTCTAATATACCAGCTAGTGAGAATATAACAATACACCACACTAAAACTAATGGGCGTACGTTTTTAGAAAGCCATGAATCTGATATTGAATCAGCTTGCCATCTTGATGTAACAGCTTCCATTTCTTTATTTTGTTGTTCAAATATAAGCTGTTGTAGTTTTATTTTATCTTCACCACTTACATCAGATTTACCGATAGCAGCAATAGCTTCAGCTGGTGAAGTTACACCACTTAGCACATTGCCTAACGCAGGGTTAACTAATGATGCAGCACCGAATAATAGTTTACCTACTGTTGTGTCTTTAAATTTTTTTTTAGGATTTGGCACTTTTTCTTTCTTTTCTTCGTTTAGATTGTCTTTTTTGTTTTGTTTTTAAATCTTTTACTTCTTGTTTTTGAGATTTTTTTATGTCTTTTTTGTTTGGATCTTTATCTAAACCAAAACTTTTTCTACTTTGTTTTCTTTTTTCGTTAGAAAGTTTTTGTTCTGTTTTTAGTTTTCTTTTTTCTATACGATCTTGTTTCTTTTCATATTTTTCTTTTCCCGTATCAAAAGCTTTATCTTCCGCTTTATATTCTTTTTGTTTTAATTTTTCTTTTTTATCCGAAAGTCTTTCTTCTTTTTTACTCACATTTCTTCTATATAACGGACTTTTTGCCATAAAAGGCGAACTAAATTTACTCATAATTAACTTTTTTTATATGCTTCAGCTTCCCACGGAAGATTTTTAGCACCTTCTTGCATTTGTGCTCTTGAATAACGTTTACCTCTCCAGTAAACCGCACTATCATCATAATCCAAATCACCTCGTTTCATTTGATCAATATGAACTTTTTCATGCCTGACAACATCTTCAATTTGTTTTGGATCTTTAATATTTTTATTTATTAAAATACTTCCGTTTCTGTCTGCTTTTCCTAACACACCATCCTCTAAATCTACATTGTAAATTGGGGTGTTATCTATAACGTATGGTGGATTAATTTTAAAAGCCATTACTTTCCAGGGAATATTTTATTAAGTTTTTCTTTACGCTGTTGACAGCCACAGGGTATGTTTAAACCCTGTGACACTGAATCAACAACTTTTTTAATACCAGTTGCTTTAGTGAAATCTTCTATTCTATCACCTAAGCCTTTTGGTTTCATTAAGCGAATACTACTCCTGAAACTTCTATTCCAGAAGGAAGTTTAACTTTAGCTTTTACGCCTCCAGGATTAGCTGTTAATGCATAGTTAACTGCATCTCTTACTGAAGGTTTGCTAACTGTGTCGTGAGTAATTGTACACACATCTCCACCAGCACCTCCTGCTAAATAGATAACTACAGTAGTAGAACTTGCTTGAACTACTCCTGTTATTAAGTCTGCACCTACTAGGATGTCACCACCTGCGATTCCCGCACCGCTTGATGGAATTGAAATAAATTTTGCCATAATAATTGTTTTTGTTTTTTGTTAATGTTTATTGATTGTTGTTATTTATTTTTACTTTTGTTTTTCTTTATTTTTTTACCTACTTTATCCATACGATCTTCTAATCTATACATTCTTTGTTCTTCAGCTTCACTAGTTTGACCCATTTCAAAACGGTCATAAAGTGATTTGTGTCTAGCAGATAGTCTGTCCATTTTTTTATTAGGATCTCCTATTTTACTATATGGAGATTTAGAACTTCCTCCACTTGTACAACCACTTTTGTACATTGGAGAACCTTTCATTTTATTAGCAGGTGACTCTGGTTTTGTTCCAAATGTTTTTATAATTTTACCAGTTTTTTTATCTTTAAGTTCACCATACATATGATGAGTAGTTTTAGGTTTAGGTTTTGGTTTTATAGTTTTCTTTTTATTTAAACCTTCCACGCTAGCTTTTGGCTTTTGCTCTAATGATGCTAGTTTAGCAATTTTTTTAGGATCATCTTTATACATCGGTGATCCTTTCATTTCTAACATAGATTTTGCTTTATCGTAATCACCTCCAGCTTTTTGCATAGCGTGACCAAAAGCATTACCTTCTAATGGCGTTGCAGAACTATATCTTTGTTGTGCAACACTACCGTTGTATTTATACAAAGGTTGATTAGAATCACCCATAGCGTTATAACCTCCAGACATATCTTTAAATAAGTCTTTTCTTTCTTGACCACCACCTACTGAGATGTTTCTGCCTTTTCCTTCGTGTTTATATTTCCCCATAACTAAGACATGTGTTTAGAAATCCAAGAGCCATGCTTTGAATCTGATTTAGAACCTGCTTGTGCATTTTCTGCATAATGTTTTCTTGCACTTTTAGAAAGTGACTGATTGCTAGCTTCTTTTACGTCGTAAGCTGTTTTTTTACTAATGTTCGGCATAATATTGTTTTTTATATTTATTTTTTAGACATTTTTTTAAAGGTCTTTGCTAAATTATATCTTTTACTTCCTGGAGGACAAGATGGTCCACCAAATTTAGACCCTGTACAAACACCTTTTGTACCTCTTTTTTTTATACTCTTGGTTACATCTTGTATCCAACCGGTCTTGTAAAATGGTTGATTCATAATATTAACTCAAGGCTATTAGATCTGAAATACCACCACCTGTACCTGTAGCATAAACCATAACTACACTAACTGGTAATACGAAACCTTCAGCAGGTTTTACAAATGTTATTGCTTCATCATTAACAGTGTGAACTTTTATAGATGCTTCTGTATCGTAGCTATATGTAAGAGTTGAATCAGCAGCTATACTTGAAGCAGTTGCTAAAACGTAATTACTTGCATCTGTTACAGATGCTATTAAAACACCAGCCGCAGGCAATGTACCACCTGTTACTCTCATACCAGCTTTTATTTCTGCGTTAGGTGAAGCTAAACCTACATTAGCTGAGTTTGAAACAACAGTGTTATCACTAGTTGTTGTAACTGGTAATATTGATGGTGAATTACCAACATATAAATTATATTGTTTCCACGAGCTTTGTGGTGTTGTTGATTTTGTTCTGCCATCTAATAATAGTGTATCACTTGGTGTTACAGCTAATCCAGACTTATAAGAGTCAGTGTAATAATTTCTAATCATTTTTTTTTATTTTTTTTTATTTAACATTTCCACCTTCTTCTAGCAGCTCTACCTCTTTCACCGGTCCAGCCTTTTGATCTAGCGCAGAATGATTTTCTTCTTTTGGCAGCTTTACTTCCTGGTTTAACTTTACCAGTAACTGCAGTTTTTAATTTACTTCCAGGGTTTTCTTTTCTATATTGCTTAACACCTGTTTCAGTCATACCAGCCCCTTCCTCAGCTTTTCTAAAAGTCCTACCTTTTCCTTGAGTAGTCTTTCGCATATTAAGTGGACCATTTGGTAAATTAAAAGCCATTATTTTTTCTTTTTCTTAGGAACACAATTAGGTACTTTTCTACCGTTTTTAGTCTTCATACCGTAAGCAACATATCCTTTCCAGCACGGGTTTTTCATCATTTTTTTAAAAAAAGGTGAATTCATATTATTTTATATTTAGTTTTACCATTTTCTTTATAAGCTTGTAAACATCTTCTTCTGTTAGCATCTTCAGATACATAACTCACATGTACCCAATTAGGGTTTTCATCTGTGCCAAATTCCCAAATAATCTGATCGAAATCTAAATTATTTTTTATGTACTCATACATTTCTGCATTAGTTTTATAACCATAGTTATCGTCTAGGTCAAGTGCACAACCTATACAATGTTGTGAGGTTGTACTTCCGCCAATAGCAGAATTCAATTTGGGTGAGCGATAGAAACTATTAATAGCAATTGGACCACCCACCCATTTACGTAGAGGTTCAAACACTTGCTCTGCAATAGTTTTCATGTTTATTAAATCTAATTCTCTAGGTGTATTGTCAATACCAAGCCTAGTAGCTGTGTGAGATTTAATACCTTCTTTAAGAGATATGTGTTCACTTATTCTATCACTCATTTTAGTGAGTTTTTACTGTATTGGTTTTATACCTAAGTCTACTCCACTACTAATTCTGTTTTTATAACTTTTAGTAGTTATAGGCCCAGGCTTGTACGGTGTATCAGCTTTTAAAACCTGTATTGGATCCATACCATATCTTGGATTACCTTTTTTTAAGTTTGATGGCGTGTGAGGTGCACCCCATACTGCATCGCTTCCGTATTGTCCTTTTTTGCTCATAATATTATTATCTTATTTTTATTTCACCTTTATCTTCAAGATCCTGTACACCTACTTGAAAATATACATCTTTATTTATTTTAGCGTTATCTACATAATCATCTTCACCTATCATTTTTCCCTTTTGCCCTTTAAACTTAGATGGCAAAAATAAAGTATCTTTATCTCTATTAAGAGTTCCTTCTTGCCAAACATTAGGCCTTTCGTTTACAACATATGGTCTACCCTTGTTAGGATCGTTTTGGTTTAAAGGTGGATTTTTTTTAGAATATCTAGGTGTTTTACCAAATTCTATATCATCACCTTTTTTATCATACCTACCTTTTTCATAACCATCATAACTATAATTTTCTTGACCTTGTTCTTTTACGCCTTTAGCTCTTTCTCTTCTAGCTTGACGTAAACCTTTATTAGCCATTCTTATATTTTTTCTCTCTTGTCTTTTAGCTTCTCTACTTTCCTTATTCATTATAGGATTCATATCACCATAAGGTGATTGAGGTATACTACCAGGAGGTGGAACAGGTTGGCTTAATTCTTTATTAGCTATTTGCTGAGCAAGTTCTTCACCTTGAAAAAGGTTTTTACCTAGTTCTTGCATTTTATAGCTCGCAAACTTATTAGGATTCATCATAGCTTTATTTTTTAGCTTCTAATTTTTTAATAACTTCTTTTAGCTTAGCAATCTTTTTGTCAATAGGAGATAATTCTTTTACCTCTACTTTTTTTTCTTTTTTTCCCATGATTATCGGTTTTTATCTTTGTTAACATTATTAATGGATGTAATCATAACTTTATCCATATAGGTTTTACCCTTCATTATTTTGTTTCGATGTGTACTTGTAGGTATATCCTCGGTACCAAGCATGATACGGTACATTCGACTTATAAGTTGTTTACACTTGAAGGAAACTTTATAGATATTATACTTTTGGGTTGTGCGGTTATGTTTTCTCCATACCGTTATCCAACCTTCTTTAAGTAATCTGTTCCAGCGTCTATTGTCCCAACTATAAGAATATGTACCGATTTTAAAATCTTCTCTAGTGAAAAGATCCATGCAATCGAAGTATATTAGTAATTCAAGGTCTGCATCATTTAAATCATAATTTTTGCAAGCCCATTTTCTGA